ACCGAGACCGTTGAACGTCTTAATTCGATGATGTTGACCCCTCTCAAGCAAAAGAAGAACTCACAGTACGACTACATTATCAAGGACGATGGGGTCAATCGCTTCATTGAGGAAGCTGGCCTAAGGGGTCTAAGATCACACGAAAAGCATCTTACTACTGAATACCTGTTTAGTGCAGTCGAGAATCGGATTGCGATTCTCCAAGGATTGTGTGACTCCGATGGCCATGCAGTTCAGACTTCGGGAGTCGAGTATTCAACCACCTCACCTGACCTATGCAGCAGCTTTGTCTCACTGGTGCAATCCCTTGGTGGAACATGCCATGTTAGTGAAAGCCGGCCTACCTATACCTACAAAGGTGAGAAACGGGTTGGACGCTTGGCCTATCGAATCAACGCTTCGTTCCCGTCCACAATTGTCCCTTTTTGGTTGAGTCGAAAGGCTTCACAGTACACGGTGCCTACAAAGTATGAGCCCACCCGAGCCATTGTGAAAGTGGAATCAATCGGTGAGGAAGAGTGCATCTGTATCGCTGTCGAGGCAGCCAATCAGCTTTATGTGACTGATGACTTTATCGTCACCCACAATACTCTGGCGGCCCAGATGGTGATCGAGCACTCTGGTGTCGACTGGTGGTATTGGGTTGGCCCAGCCAGGTCGCTGCCCAACATGAAACGAGAGTTTCGACTCTGGGGCTTCGATGAATCAAAGATTCGTATCGATTTCATGTCTTACGAGAAACTCAAACGAGTTGTGGACGAGTGGTCACCGGATGGCCCGTTGCCGAGAGGCTTGATCTGTGATGAGTCCAGCCGCTGCAAGACATACAGCAGCCAACGATCGGTAGCCACCCAACTCTTGGCGGATCGTATCCGGGCGAAGCATCGCTTCGATGGTTACATCATCGAGATGTCGGGAACCCCGAGTCCGAAGAGGCCAACCGACTGGTGGAGCCAATGCGAGATTGCCTGGCCCGGCTTCCTGCGGGAAGGCAGCGTGAAGGCGTTGGAACAGCGGCTGGCCTTCATGGTCCAGAAAGAGTTTGACTCGGGCACATTCTGGAAAGCCTCCGGCTGGCGAGACGACGAACGCAAGTGTGCCGTTTGTGGTGAGTTTGAAGAGCACCCGTGCCACACGATGGACAACTTCATGGGGGAGATGGAGGAATCGGATGAAGAGTTCCACAAGTTCGAGCCCTCGAAAAATGAAGTCGGCTTCATGTACGAGCGTCTCAAAGGGCTGGTGGTCATCAAGCACAAGAAGGACTGCCTCTCACTGCCCGACAAGCGTTATCGCCGAGTCATCTGCAAACCGCAGGCGTCTGTTCTTCGCGTTGCCAAAGCTCTGGTTGATGCTGCTGAGAATGCCGTCACCGGCATGACAATGCTGAGGGAACTCAGCGACGGTTTCCAGTACCGTGAAGAGCCTGATGGCAAGATTCCCTGCAACCATTGCAAGGATGCCTGTGGTGAAGTCGACCAGTGGTTTATTCCGGGCGAAGAGAATCGCACGTTCTCCAACATCGACATGCTCGAAAAAGAATTGGTGGCCCGCTTGGAGAAGCGGAGAGTCAAGTGTCCGAAGTGCAAGGGCACGGGCGAAGTCATCAAGATGAAGCGGTATGCACGCGAGGTGCCATGTCCCAAGGAGGGGGCTCTGCGAGACCTGCTCGAAGAAAACGAAGAGACCGGCCGCCTGGTGATCTTTGCCGGGTTCACCGGAAGCGTTGATCGTTGCTGTAACATCTGCCGCAAAGAAGGCTGGTCGGTTGTCCGCTGTGACGGACGTGGCTACCAGGTGACTCTGGCGGATGGATCAACGGTCACCGGTGCTGAAGCTCTCGACTACTGGGCTGACTTGGAGAACAACCCCCGGGTTGCTTTCGTGGCCCACCCGGAGTCCGGTGGTATGTCACTTACGCTGGTAGAGGCCAGGATGGCAGTCTACTGGTCCAATAGCTTCAAACCTGAGTATCGCACTCAGTCTGAGGATCGTATCCACCGTAAGGGGATGGATGAGAACCTCGGGTGTATGATTGTTGATCTGATCCACCTGCCTACCGACGACCGTGCTCTGACAATCATCCGGGAGAACAGGAAGCTCGAACTGATGACGATGGGTGAGGTTTTCCCAGACTTTAACCCTGATGAGGAACCTGTAGATGAAAGCGCGATGGGGGGCGCCCAGCCATGAAGTTTACTGCCACGGTCACCCAAAGGTTACTGAGACCTCTGGGTACGCGAGAGGCATGTGAGAGCACGCTGCTGAGGGTGTTTCAGGAGGCGTTCTGGCCAGCGATGCCTTTGGCGAATCGAGAACAGAGCATTCTTGTCAAGGTGCCCGAGATTTGTACCATCGAGATCGATGTTGATCTTGACTTGGTGCAACGGGACGCTGAAGTGGTCATGTACATGCTCCACGAAGCGATGGACGTTCTCCTCGATCCGGAATACAACTCTGACATTGAAGTGGTTATCAACAACGAACTGTGAGGTCTCAACGATGATGCTGAGAATGATTACTATCCTTTCACTGCTGCTCTTGGTAGTGAGCCCGTGCTTTGCGGAACCTGCCAAACGCCTACAAGCGAATACCGTTGTGCTAACTGATGGTTACGGCCACGGCTCCGGTGTCCTGTTCTCCCGTGACAGGGAGACCTTCATCTGGACGGCGGGTCACGTCGCTGACATTTGGATGAATTCCGATGGGACCTACGATCCCATCCCGGTCGTCCAAGGTGGCAGACTAGGTGCAGCCGAAGTGCTCCGCGTGGGTGACTATGAAGCCGGCGTCGATGTTGCCCTTCTCCGGGTGACTGAGGGCGACTTCAAGGGTGATGCCGAATTCTACCGAGGCTTCAACGATGTCAAGGTCGGCCAGAAGGTGATCCACTGCGGTACACCTCTGGACAAGGATTGGAACGAACGTCTGATTGCTTACGGCCGCTTTGCTTACGTAGATCGCCTAGTCGAGGGTCGCCCGCTTCTGGAGCCCCGCCGGATCGACCAGGTCGATATCACTGCATACCCTGGCTGTTCAGGCGGGCCTGTTGTTGATGAAGAGACCGGGGGTATTGTAGGTTTGCTGGTGATGGGAAGTTCCCCACGATTGACGATCATTGAACCGACCCGGCACATCTATAAGTGGGCGAAAGAGCACGACTGCCTTTGGGCGTTTGATCGAATGGTGGATATGCCAGGGACACCTGTTGCATGGCCGGGTGATCGATTCCTTCGCCAAGTCCGTGATCGTTACTGCCCTTCAGACGGGGGCTGGGGCACGCTACCGCCCTCACCGGAACCGGAGCCCGAGCCGAGTCTGGAGGAGCAGATCGAAGCCATCCTTGGTGACCTTCTGGAGAAGCTCTTGCCCAATCTGCCTGAGTACCCTGTCGAGCCTACCCAGCCGGTCGAGCCTGTTGAGCCCAAGCCGACGCCCGCGCCGGAACCGGTTGAACCACCCGCTGGCAATCCTGAAGGGGATGTGATCATCATCGATATTCCATCCCCGGACGACTACGAGTTCCTGCCTTACATGGCAGCCTAGTCTCTCTGTCTCTCTTCAAACAGCAACCAGGCAGCCTGTAGGCCAACTACGAGCTACCATCATCTGAGGATACATCATGTCACGACCACCGAGTCTCTCTGAGAAAGAGGCAAAGAGGCTAAAGGCCGCTATTGTTGCTGGTGTGAAGCAGACGCAGATCGCCAAGAAGTACGGGGTGAGCCGTTCCCTCGTATCGGACATCGCCACGGGGCGAATCTACAAGGCCATTCCGTGGCCGGAAGGTGGGCAGCCGGCACCCAAGAAGGCCGGCGGTCAACACAAACCGATTGAGGATTACGATCCCACCGACAAGAAGATTCAGGAATTGGAAGCCGAAGTTATCCACCTCACGGAAGAGCGGAACCGTGAACGTCAACGTGCTAAGAGCAACGCCAAGACCGAGGGCCTGTTCAAGGCGATGGCCGGTGAGTTGACCGACAAGATCGTCCCCGTCAAATCGTTGCCGCCGGCACGCAAAGCCTGGGCGGCGAAGAAGCGTATTCAAGAGCATGCGGTACTTCACCTGAGTGATGGTCACCACGATCAGGTTGTCTCGCCAGAGGAGTGCGGCGGCCTGGAGACTTACGACTTCCCCATCTCATGCTGCCGCGCGGAGCGTCTTGTTGACAGCACGATTCAGTGGACGCAAGAGACACTGTCGGATCGCTTCCGGTTCCCGGTGCTCAATGTTTTGGCGTATGGTGACCACACCAGCGGGGAGATTCATGGTGCGGCTACCCGGAGCTACTTCCGCCACATGATGCGGAACTGCATTGCGATCGGAAAGCTCCACGCTTTGATGTACCGCGATCTGGCTCCCCACTTCGAGCAGGTCAATGTCGTCTATGTCCCCGGTAACCACGGTCGTCGTTCCAAGAAGAAGGACTACCATGGCGCCCATGACAATTGGGATTACATGCTGGCCGAGATGGCCCGCCTGTACTGCCAGGACATCCCCAACGTGAGCTTCCTGATCCCCAACAGCTTCTCGGTCAATCTCGATATCAATGGTGTTGGCTTCAACATCGCCCACGGGGATGACATTCGATCCCAGATGGGGATTCCCTGGTATGGCCTCCAGAGGCGACAGTCACGCCTGCAAGCCCTCGCCCCGCTTCAGTCCGGGCCTCGGGTTCGCTACTACTGTGTCGGCCACTTCCACCAGAAGGGAATGGTTGGCGCACAGGACACTGAGACGATTATGAACGGTCCCTGGCTGGCCACCGACGCCTTCGCCTTCAATAGCCTTGCGGGCTACACGGAACCGTTCCAGTGGCTCCATGGTGTCAATCCCAAGTACGGAATCAGTTGGCGGATGGACTTGAAGCTGAAGGACGAGCTTCGCGAGTCCCGTGGTCCTCAACGCTACAAGATCGAATTGGAGTAACCATGGCGAAAGAAACCGCCACCGAACGACTGTTCAACAAGGGTGGGCTGTTCTCTTCGAGGTTCTCTTCGAGGGGCAAGGCGGCCAATAGTGTTGTTGCCGACGACGTGCCTGAGGAACCAGAGGGAGAGGCCAAGCCCAAATCTCGGGCCGCCAATGCCTTCCTCGACTCCCTCAAAGAGGGGCAAGAATGACCCACATGATTTGGCTATATTGTGGTTCCATCATCGGGGTCTGTTTGGGTCTTTTGATCATCATGGTCATCACCCATTTCACTATCAATTCTCACGATTCAGAGGATCAAGAATGAAGTATCTGCTCGCTATCTGTCTGTGTCTGTTCGCCTTCTCGCTGGCCTCGGCCGGCGAAGTCGAGATCATCGACCCTTCACTCTTGCCCATCCAATACCCGGTGGCATGCTACGAGATGTCTGACACCGAGTTCTTCCAGTGGGCTGTCCGGTTTAACGAGGGCCAACGTCAAGCGGTGGTCTACAGTGAGGGGCCCCAGTGGATCGACGGCACAGGCTACCGAGTCAATCACGTTGGGACCCGATTGGGTCTCAACGTGACTCGTGAAGCCTACCCGACCCGGTTCCGGAATCCTTACTACCGGCCACCGACCTCGTTGCGAATTCTCAACCCGTACTGCAAGCCGTTACGATGACGGGCGTCATCCTCGGTTGGATCGGCTCAGTCTGCTTCGCGGCCTGTGGACTCCCACAGGCCG